ATTTGTGGCTACAGTGTATTTCTTAGGGGGTTTGCAAAGGGGGATTTAGGAAATCAAGGCTTATGTCAAATGGCTATGACAAGATTGAGTATCGTGTAAATGGTTCGGTTCCTTCTTGGAAGGATTGGCCTCGTAGGCTTCGTCGGATATATGCCAGTCTTGAGGATTGGGGTTCTTCTGAGATAGCTATTCAGGACATGGTTGAGGTATGGGGTTGGAAGTGGGAATCTATAAACCGGCTTATCAAGGGGACTCCTACTTTTGCGGAAGCACTTGAGGCTTATAGGGACAAAGGGACTTATCCTGCAAAGCGGGGTTGGAAAAAGCCAGTAACAACTTCTCAGCTAAAAACTGTTTACATGCGAGAAGGGGAACTTGCAGCGTATGCAATGCTGGAAGCAGACCCGAAAGCGATAAACTTCCACAGAGATATTGTTGAGAAAAACGGTATGCTCGATATGGCAGAACCTTTTCAGGAGCGAAAAGATATTGAAGCCCACGCTAAATGGGCTGAAGATACTGAGCAGGTGGAAAATCCGGTATCTGACGATTCAGGACTTGCGTCATTCAAAGTTAGTTAGGCATACAACATGAATAGCCAAGATATCTTCATTGTCGGTAAATCAAAGTTCCCGCAATGCAAAGAACCTAAGTGCTTCTACCACCAAACCACTAATAGCGACTTCTGCCAAAAACATAAAACCCCCATCAAATACACAAAGCTAACTGATGGATACATTGAAACAGTTGCCGAGTGATATGCTCTCTTCATGCCTTACAAACCCCATGAACATCAGCTAAAACTTCACCAATCAAAAGCAAAGGTGAAATGGAATCAGACGGGACGGCGTGGTGGAAAAACCCGATCTGCACTTGAAGAAGACTTAGCGGTCATAGAAGAACTCTCACAGGAATACGTCGTATTCCCAAATGACCCCGACAATAAGCAAACGGCTGAAGAAGCAAGACTCGTTCCAGCTATCCACGTATGGACTGTTGCACCTACTAAGGCACAGATGTATCAGGTCTGGAACGAAATGCAAGCGTTCATACCAGAACACCTAGTTTCTAAGACCAACCCCTACAGAGAAAATAAACTGGGCGGAGGCAGGGGATCTGGATTCAAAGAAGACGCGCTGCACGTCTGGCTGGTATTTAAAGACAGCAACGGAAGATGGCTCCGAGGAAAAGACGGTAAGCCACGACCTAGACCTGTCGTATTCTGGGAACTCAAATCCGCAGATAACCCCGAATCACTACAGTCTGTAGGACTCGACTTTCTACACGTAACCGAAGCACAGGAAATAGACGAACGTGGATGGAACAAACTTAGACCAACATTGTCATCGCCCGGTCGCGCTGGACGCGCTCTCGTCGAAGGAATACCGCCAGTTTCTCCGTCGCATTGGTTCGCTAGAAATTTCAAAAGAGCGAAAGAAAAGCCTAGCTCACGCCGTGAAGCATTCTCTTGGACGGCATTTGACAACCCACTCCTGACAAACGAACAAAAAGAAGAAATCCTCGAAGATAAAGAAACCATGATGGAGGACGACTGGAACCGCCTGTATATGGCTATCCAGCCTGAAGGCGTTGGGGCATTCTTCCGAAAAGTTGATAAAGCAGCAATAGGGACTGAACTACTAAACCCTAAACCAAATTCCGAATACGTTGCGGGACTCGACCTTGGTCGATCAAATGACGCTACTGTCATGATTATAAAAAACCGCAAGACAAGGGAATCCGTCTATGCAACAGAACTCCTGAAGACAGACTGGACTGTTCAGATGGAAGTTATCCGCTCCGAAGCGCGAAGATGGAACCTCAAACAAATTGTCATGGACTCCACCGGACTTGGTGGTCAATTCGCCCGTGACATCATGTACAACGAAATGCTGGCTGAAGGAATACCAGTTGTCGCTTTCAACTTCACACCAGTATCTAAATATCATGATTTGTTCTTGCCATATCGAGTTGCTCTCGAACACGAACAAGTAACTTTCCCTAACGGTTGGACAAAGCTGTCAAGTCAATTAACCGACATTTCGCATAAAGAAACGTCTAATCGTGGACACATATTTACAACCATTTCAGGAAAACACGATGACTGGGTTGATGCAGAGGTTTTAGCCTTGCATGGATGCGACCCAGTAGAGTATGCTCAAAAAGCGCATGCAAACAAGAATTTCAAGGGTGCTGAACCACTAAGACCTCTAAATACTGAGCGTAGACGTAAAAAAACTTCTTTATTTCGAGAAGTCAGAGAACATAGATACGCAGATGTACTTGATGAAGTAGACGTGGTAATAAACGGCGAACCTGTACAGATGTAAAAACGGTTTATGACTTCCTCATATTTGAACGGAACTACTGTCAACTCAATGAACCAGACGGTGTCTGATGAGAGTATTGCATTAGAAAAAGCACCGGCACAATCAGAGCCAACACTGTCACTAGCATGGGTAGAATCAGAACTTGCTCGTGGACGTATGAAGTTCTCGAAGTTCTGGAGAAAATGTCAGACGGCGGATGAGTTTGTAAAAGGCGATTTTGACTTTCCAATTACAGAAGATGGAACTCAAATTCGACTGGGAACAGCACACTCCACAGTAAAAACACTTACTGACCATATAACCCCACCGTTTATTGACATTACTGTCCCGCCACCCGGCCCAAGAGGTCAGGCACGAGCAGAACGAATAGAAAAATTTCTGCGAGGAGCAAACCACAGACTCGAACAGGACACTCCCACACGAAGAATTATTAACTTCCATATGGCTTCTTATGGAGTTGCTTGGGAGAAAACAGAGTTTGCTGGAAACAGGTGGGCTGAATTTCCTGAGCCACCAGATGATTCAGGTGATGTAGGAAGATATAAAGAAGAACTCGATGACGTAATGCAGAAACGGGCAATATCGTGGCCTGTTGTTGCGAAAGCCGTAAACCCTCAGCAATGTGTTTGGGACACTAACAACCAGTTCAACCCAAGATGGGTAATGCACTTCTGGGACGTTGAGGCAACTTGGGTACATGCCCATTTCCCCGGATGGAAAGGCCCAAATGACGGGACTGTGCAATTTGTAGAAGTATGGACACAGTCGCAAGTTGCATATATGGCAGAACAATCATGGGTTATGAAGCCAAGAAAACATGGCTACATGACATTGCCGTGGACTATGTACTGGCCTCAAACAGGACTGGTTACTTTAGGTAATAAGCCTGAAGACCTCTATCGAGGAATACTTGACGGTAACTTCGATATGATACGGGCAGAATCCCAGCTTGCATCTCATTATCTCGATATCGTAAACAAATCGGCGTGGCCTGTTACTAACTTCCAAGGCCCGCCGGGTATGACTGAAGAAGTACAGGCAGAATACGATCAGGCTCCCGGCGCGCGAAATAACCTTCCTCCTCAGGTAGCGGTCAATGTTCAGCAGGTTCCTGAACCACCGCAATCAATTCTTATAGCCAAAGGAGTATTGGACGAGGCGTTAGAATCCAATACAGCACCGTCGGTAACGCGTGGACAACGTCCGTCAGGTTCTGCCTCTGGCTATGAGACGGCAGTGCTGTCCGGTATTAGCCGTCTTAATTTCGCTGCTTATGTCGATGGGTCACAAAGAGGACTTCAACACAGAAACGAAATAATTCTCAATATCGTTCAATACGTTATTAGGGACAGAATTACAGTTTGGGGGCAGACAGAGTCTGGCTCTATTGATGCCACAATATCGCCAAAAGATATAAAAGGGCATGTTGTCAACTTCGTTCAACTCAACCCAACTGCCCCTGAAGAAAGAGAACGGACTCTTAACCTCTGGTCAACGAAATGGCGAGAAGGATTTGTAGACCACGATACTGCCTTGCGTGAAGCCGGGGTCTCAAATGCACACGAAGTTCAGGCAAAATTGCTAGCTGAAAAATTCTTGCAGTCTGAACAGATTCAAGGACTTCTTGAAGGCATGGCTGCATCAAGGGTTCCGCTTCTTCAAAATATAGTTGAAGCAGCAGGTGCAAGTAATAACGATGCAGCAGATATCGCAACTAATATTCTGAATACACAAGGTGCAACGCAATTACCTAATGCTGGAAACTTCCAACAGGGTAATCAGGCTGGCACTCGACCACAGACTCCGGGGACTGGCGTACCCACTACTACGAGACCAGTAATGCCGGGGTCTATAGGTGAAGCAGATTTGGTAGCAAGGCAGATAAGTAGCCCTGCTCGTGATGGCAGTAGACGTGTACCGACTTCACAATTACCAGCAGGACTTGGAAGATAATGGCTTCAAAAAATAAGCCGACTGATGTTATTACTCAAGCTGTCGGGCAATTTGATGAAATAGTAAAACGGTATCTTGATACTATTCCGAAGCAAATTCAAGATGCAGAAATTAACCCTCCGGGCGGTAAACGAAAGCAACAGCTTCGCCCGATGAACCCGTTTGGGAGTAGGTAAATGCCACGTTATATTCAAATCTCGCCGAAAATTATGGAAAACATTCCGGGGTGGGGTGCAAGGTATGCACAAATTGAATTCCCGGATACTGCCACTAACGATGATATATATGAAGAAGTAGCAAATAGGCTTGGAATTCCGTTTGACGTAATTGCAGCAGCCGGTATTTCTCCCGCAGGAACCTCATACAGAGCAAGTGATTCTTTTGAGAAAATTATCAATACTGCTCAAGTTGCGTCAGGTCTTGCTTCTGACCCAGATGCAACTGGCACTATAGCTCGTAAAACTTCTGGCGCACAAGACTTGTGGGGTGCTATTCAAACCGGGTGGGACGCGTTTACAGGTCTTAGTAACCCAATGATAGGGGGAATGGGTAGCGGAGAAGGTTTCGATACGTTTAAGGAAAACTGGCAGCCTTATATTCCCACGGACGCTAATACCTCCTTGTTAAACCAAGACGAGTGGCTGAAAAACTTCCTTGCCGCTCAAGATATTGAGAAAGAGCAGAATATAAAAACTGCTAAAACCAATATCAAAAACGATAAAGATGCAGAATTCACTGACACGCTTGACAATTTAGGCGAGCAACTTAGGTTAGACCTAGAAGCATCAAAAAATAAGTGGGAAGAAGCATCAGAAGAGTGGAACAAGAAAGTAATTGGTGGAAACACTAAGGAAGAGGCAACCGATTTTTGGGCCACCATGGGAGCCGACCTTGAAGAGAGAGGCGAGGCGTTATCTTTTCAAGCCATCATTGATAACCCTCAGCAATTTCTTACAGGTCTTGAAGGTGACGACGCAAAACTTGTTTGGACAAACGACCAGACAGGTATCAGGCAACTTAATCCATGGGTTGCAGAAGCCATATCTATTGCTGACTCACAGGCAGGGTATATCAGCAAAGCACAACTTGCCCTTATTGAAAGTCAGGGTTTAGTAGAGTTAGCCAAACTCGAAAAAGAATCTCAACTTGAACTTCTTGAAGAAGAAGGGGCTTCGCAAAAAGAGATTACCGAACTCAAAATTGAAGCAGACAAAGCAATAGCGGATATTAATGAAGCTAACAGAATACGGGAATTTAATTACCTAAATAAAAAAGAAGATTATCAATTTGCATTACAGCAAAGGATGCAGGAGCAAGAATACGACCTGTTAGTAAAACAGGGAGAGCAGTCTGAGAATGCTTCTAACCGCCAACATGCTGAATTAATGAAGCAGTTTCAAATTCAGCAAGAACAGAATGTTCAGCAATTTAATCTTCAGATGCAGCAACTTGAAGATCAGCGGCTGCAGGAAGCACAACAATTTGAACTTCAGCAAAAAGCTGCTGCAGATGCTCTTGCAATTCAATCAAGAGAGATTGACCGTCAAATAGAGCGAGACAGACTTAACGCTGAAGCAGATGAAGAGATTGCCCGGATTCAACGACTTGGAATTGGAGACCAAGTTGCAGGTCAAAAAGCAATATCCGAAATTGAAAAAGAGAGGGATATTCGGCTAGCTGAAATTGCACAGCGAGAAATCATTTCTACGGGCGCGCAAAATCTTCAAGCAACACTTCGTGGATTTGAAGCGCAAGAGTTACAGGCAGCAGAGACAGCCGCAGCACAAATAGCTGCCGCACAATCCGCTGCCGCTGCAGCAGGGCCGTTTGGATTCCTTGCACAACCTTTACCGGAAGGGTTAACTCCTGAACAAAGAGACGCTTTGTTACTTGAGCGTGAAGCTCAACTTGCCGCCATTCAGCAACAGCAGTACAACCCATACAATCTCACTAATCAGGAATTTCAAGACTTACAAGCACTTCAGGCAGAGACAGGTGCAACTCCATTTGGTGCGCTAACTACAGCACCCGAAAACAGATATCAGGACGTACTTGACCTTCAACAGGCTCAGGCTGCCCAAGGCCCATTCCAAGCAGCACAACTTGGACAGGAGATGGGAGAGATCGGCACGATTCTTCGTGGTGGGCTTACTCCAACTGAACAAGTTGCACTTGCTCGTGCGCCGGGCAATCCGTTTGGACTTACTGCACAACAACAAATTGATTTACAGAATCAGTTAGCAAGAGGT